TGTCAGAGTCTGAGTACTTAACCTGCCTGAACAGCGCGGCTGGTGGAGATTACTGGCAATCATGAAAAGAATTAAACACAACGACTTAACACATTATTTTATCCGGGAGCACTCACAGCTCCCGGCTGCTTATCTTGCCAGCTGCGAGAAGTTTTTCAAAAGCCTCAAGCCGCAAGCAACAAGCGCCAAGCGCCAAGCTTCAAGCTTGACAGATCATGAATCAGGGACTATAAAGGATTTAGAAAGAAATAAATTATGTTAATAAAAGAAGCTTTAAAAATTACAGACTCATTTACGAAAACGTCCAAAATGCCGGGACTATCTTATAGCCTCCCGGCGTGGGAGTGTAAGACCGGCTGGAAGCTCTCGAAGGTTCCAGGCACGCCATGCTTTTTCTGTTATGCTAAAAAAGGAAATTATACACGGTACCCAGCAATCAAAGCGGCCCAGTACAGACGCCTGGATGCAATTAAAAACCCATTATGGGTTGAAGCGATGGCAGCAAGAATTAAAAATTTAAAATGGTTTAGATGGCATGATGCCGGAGACGTACAATCAAAAGAACATATGGCCAATATTTTGGAGGTGTGTAAACTTACACCCGATACAAATCACTGGCTGCCGACGCAAGAGCGGCAATTCCTGCCAGCTCCTGAAGAGGTTCCGGCAAATCTTGTTATAAGATTATCAAGATCTAAGATCAACGGTCCAAGCTCCAGCGCCTGGAGTCATGAGTCAGGTGTCACGACTAAAGAATCACGTACATGTCCAGCTCCGGACCAAAAAGGAAAATGCATGGATTGTAGAAAATGTTGGGACAAAACTATTCCAGCTGTGATATATGGTAAACATTAATGCACGAATTTAAACACCCAAAATATTATAAAGAATTACGCAAGCGTAATAAATCGGATCAGGTAATTAGCCGAGGAGACTCGACGGAGGCTGGAAGGCGTTCACCTGGTCCGGGCCACAAGCTTCAAGCCTCAAGCGTCAAGCCCCAAGCTCCTGAAGCATCAAGCGACAAGCGTCAAGCCCCAAGCAGCAAGCGTCAAGCTTAAACCCGCAAGCGTCAAGCTCCATGATTCGTGAACCACGGAAAAGTTTCACGGTACCTGGACCAAGGGCCTCTGCTATGATAAATGTATTGTGTGGATGCCTCACATGAAAGCTAATTTGGTGTGGTGAAAACTTAAGTTTGTTACCCTTCGTGACTTTCAACTCGATAGTGAAAAAGTGGCCAGAATTATTATACACCAATAGATCGGGAGTACCAAGTAAGCTATTATTTTCAAGTCTAATAAGCGAAAAATCTTTAAAATTATTCTTAACTTTTTGATATAATTTACGCTCTGGTCCCATACCTTTTTTAAAGTAACACTGTCATTCATTAATAGTCCTTCTGAAGTTTATCTGGCAAGATAAGCTTAGAAGGTTTATGGGTTTTCATAACTAACCTATGTGTACTGTGGCCTGGTTGACCGATAATTGGAATAGCATTTTCATGTACTTCCATTCGTCTAATCTCATGTAAATTTCCTTGTATCTCTACGAAGATGACAGCATTTTTTACTGCGTCAGATCCTTTTGTAAAGTTACCGAGAAACAACTGAAGGTCTTGTACTCTCATAAATCTTTTTGACTTAACTTAGCAGATAAGTCTTCTATTACTTTTTTATAACCTTGCAACAAATTTTTATTCTTTTCATTTTCTGATGCAGTTTGTTTTAATTCCCAGATCTCTTTCTTGTGTTGTTCTATCAACAACTTGTATCCATCTAAGGTATCTTTTAGAGATCTATTTTCTAATAAAAGCTGTTCTATTCTTCTCTCTAGATCGTGTTCTCCTCTATCATCTTTGTATACTTTCATATTGACTTTATAGGATAGTTACCTTAAATTGTCAAATATGAATTTTTTAATTTGGCATTTAATAGCCATCATTTCTGTAATGGGATGCAGTTTTATTATAGGATACAGTATAGGTAAAAAACATGGGCGTACCAAAAAGATTAACTGAAATGCAACAACGCTTTGCTGAATTTTTAGTATTCGGTGGACCAGATGGACCAATGACACAAACAGAAGCGGCTATCGCTGCTGGGTATAGTCCTAAACGTGCAAGACAAGAAGGATCAGAATTAAACAATCCAAAGTTATCTCCACTAGTTGTAAAATATTTAGGACAGTTGAGAGAAGAAAGAATTAGAAAACATGAAGTGTCTTATGAAGGACACATAGCAGAGCTTGCTAGACTGAGAGAGGCCGCTTTAAAAAAAGGATCATTCTCTTCAGCAGTGAATGCGGAAGCAAACAGAGGAAAAGCAGCAGGACTATACATAGATAGAAAGATAATAAAAACAGGAAAACTAGAGGACCTATCAGAACAAGAGCTAGAAGCAAAAATGAAACAGATAATAGACGACTACGGGCAATTAATAAATGTGACTCCATCTACAGCTTCTGAATCTTCTTTACCCATTGACGAGGAATCATTGTCCGATCCCCAAAAGTAATACCATCTTCATCTTTATCGTAAGACGCAAATAATTTAATTGAATTTTTATCTTTAGAATATAACCAGCCTTCATTAACTGGGAATGCTAATTTCATTTTATCAAACTCTTTTTCACTAGCCCAGGCAGAGTCACTTACGCAGTCGACCCACTCCACTCTAACCTTCTGAAAAGGTATATCCGGAGTTGTTTCAGTGTTGATAGCTTTTCTTCTTTTCTTAGGCATAACTTATTCCTACTATATACCCTCTCCAGACCAAAACACTTTTTTTGTTCAGATGAAAAAAAAGTGATGGTACCGTGGAACTTTTTCTCTTTTGGTCTAGATATCTCTTATATATAGCGGTTTCTAAGCCGAAAAAAAAGTTCCATGGGAGTTCCACAGTTCCATGGTCCGTGCTCCATGAACCCTGATACATTAGAATCATTCTAAAGAACTGTCTTATTTGCCTTGTTCTCGCCATACTTTTGCTCATATATTGCCTCAATCTGTATCATCAATTCTACAATATATTGCTCCTCTAACTTATCAACTTCAGCCAAGGATCTTGTTACAATGTCTTTCTGCCTCTTTATTGCCTTATTCTTCGTGTGTATAAGATCAATGCCCCACCTCGTTTGATCCGTCATACTTTGCTCCTTTCTTAAAATTATCTATAGCCCATAAAGGCTGTAGGTTTGTGTAATGAAAACATTTAACTTGTTCTTCGGGTTTAGTAAAATCAAACTTAGCACAAGGTTTAATGTGATCTACATGCCACTTCCCATAATTTTCAAAACTCATATTATCTATAAATTTACTAGACAAATGTCTTTTTAATTGTTCTACAGTACAACCAAGTAATTCTTTAGTTTTTTTAGATTTAATATTACCTTTTAAAACTCTATGTATTTGAGTCCTGCAATTATTTAATAATTTAAATCCTGGATCCCTAGCCATTCTTCTTTTTCTATATAATCTTTGACTTTTATTTTTTTTTTCTGGATTATTTTTTTTCCAATTACTAGTAAGTATATTTCTTTTTTTTCTTATAATATCATGAGCTTCAGCATCTGTTATTTTTAAATGATGTTTAAGACTGCTTATTCTAGCTGCAAGTGTTAATTTTTCAGGATTTTTATCACGCCAGTTTTTATTTCGTTTTAATTCATGTTCTTTGTTTTTAATGTAATATTCTTTTCTTCTATTTATTTTACATTCTGAACATATAATACCTCTGTATTCATAAATTTTTCCTTTGTATTTTCTTCTTTGAAAAAGAATTGTATACTTTTCAGGGTTATCTTTATAATTATGATTATGGATTAAACAAATTCCTTTTGTGCTTAAAACTGTTTTCATTTATTAAAATCCTCCGCTTTCATTGGTTTGGTTCTTTCTTTATTCAATTTCATCGGTACCGTACCTTTCTTTTACAATTCTTAAAAAAGCTTTAGCACCTTTAGGTGATAGATTACATTTACTAGAATTAAATCCATATGTAGTAAATATTAAATTTTCTTTAGAATAACTTCTTGTAGATAAAATACGGTCTTTTGAAACATTAGTAAAATGTCTTTTTAATCCTTTTCCAGGTTCCATAGTCATTTCAACCCCTGTTGCAGGGCAAATCATTCCAGATACAGCTTTTTGTTCTAACCAACAATTAAAAAACTCATTAAAATCTTTAAAATCACACCCGTGTTTACTTTTTTTACACGATCCCCACATAGACCTAAAGAATCCTTGTTCAGTACGAATATATTTTTCATTACTAATACGAGTTTTTTCTTTATTGTTTTTTCTATAAATTGTCTGATATTCTTTTCGTTTTTCTAAAATTTCTTTTCTATTTTTTAAGTAGTATTTTTTTTGATTAGTTTTTATTCTTTCAACATTATCTTGATAAAATTTTTTTCTTTTAATTGTTATTTCTATTCTATTTTCTTGATAATATTTTTTACTCGTTTGATCAGTCATCTTTCTCGATTCTACAATCAAGACAAATACCCCAACCATCTTCTACAACCGTAAGATAGTTTCCACAGCCCTCTTGACATATATTGTTTGTTAAATCGAATATATCTTCATCAGCTTCACCATCTTTTACCATTTGTATCTTATGTTCTCTTGCTCTTTCGTCTTCTTTTTCCATCTCTTCTATCTGCATTTGTTTTACTGCACCCATGTTTGCTCCTTCCTATTATATAGTTTGTTAATTAATTTATTTATACGTGAATCTCTTTCTCCCATTGCTCCAATAGGATGTTTTTTCATAGATTGTAATTTATTAATCTTATCTAAATTATTTGGTCTTATCTTCCTGAACATTAAAATCTTCCGCTTTCATTGGTTTGGTTCTTTCTTTTTCATCAAATTTTAGGTCATGATACATGTCCAATCTTTTGAGAAACTCATGTTTATAGCGCCTTAATTCAGGTCCTTCTATTTTAAATTCTTGATAATATAGGTCAGGCGTGCATACCATGATAACTCCCTGCCTAATTTCAGATTTGTAGACATAGTCGTGTGCCATGGCGTATGCTGCAATTTGCAAATAATAATCTTCGATCCATTCTTTCTTCTTCGGACGATTGGCCTGCTTGAAGTCAACAATAGTTTCCATGCCATTGTGTGAGCATACAAGATCTGTTGAGCCTGCGTACAGCCCCGGATAGTGTAACGTAACTTCCGAACCATAATACTCTTCAACGGGTAATAAACCCACTTCAATAATCTTTTCAGCCATCGGTTTAGCTTCCGTCCCAATGGGCGATAGATCATCGTATCCAACTCCTGTGACGTGACATTCCAGGAATTTATGCATGGAAGTCCCACGTTTACTACTATGATTCTTGATCTGTTCTGCTTTTTCATGGCCTACCTTTTTTTGCCACTGCTTTATAAAACTTTGATCTTTTGTCAATCCTAAAATGGTTGTAACAGACGGCAATCTTTCTCCGCCAAAGTCATAGAGCCGTGTTCCGTGATGCTCGTACATCTGTCCGGACATATATCTATATCGATCACTCTTCTTCATTTTTTTGCATTTTTTAAATATTTAGGTGCGAAATTTATAACATTATTTATAGGGACTTGGTCATGAAAGTTACCACTCACACTGATTCGTGTACAATCAGATTTGTAAGGCGCAACGTAATGTTTCAACCAAGAAGGAAAAATAAACATATCTCCTTTTTTAGGAGAAAAAGATAATGTAGTTACTGCATCTCTTGGTCCTTCTCCATATAAAAATTGTATTCCTCCAGGTCCACAAGATTTACCTACATAATTTTTTTGTTCTTCTTCTAATTTTTTTGGCATATCAAGATAGATAACAAACGACAATCTACCATCATGATCGTGTGGTGGATTATACTCGTGTTGTTTTTGATAATTTATCCAGAGTGCTGATAACACATACTCAGGTTTTGTTTCATAAGGTTTGCTTTGATACCTTTCAAAAGCTTGATCATAGACCCCTATAAACTGGGAAAGTCTTGGTAATATTAACTTTTTTGACTCTTCAGAATAACCTATCTCTTCTTTAATTTGTCCTGCAAGTTTATCTCTGTAGTCTTGTTTACCTTTTTTACCTTCTTTTATAAGTAAATCTATAAATGCATCATCACATTTAAAATGTGTAACACAAGGTCCCCAATTAAATATAGATAATTTTATTTGTTCTTCTTCATTCTTCTTCATACATTCTCTTTTCTTCTTCATAGTTGTATTTATTTACCTTTTTCTTTTGCCATACAATCTTTCCATTCTACGTTTTTCTACATACTTTAAATGTTTGACCCAAGCCCAGGAGTTGATCTTTCCAGACCACTCCATAGTTTTATCTAAAAACATATAAATATATTTATCGAACATCTTTCCTCACCATTTTATATTCTTCCATTGAGATCACATTATCCTTAAGTGCAACGTTAGTATAGTGCTCTATTACTCTTTGTATCTTAGGCAGTTTAGTATGAGCCCAAGGCCAAATTAAGGCGCATACATAGTATGCGTCCCGAAAAGTACATCGCCATCTATATTGTTTAAGATAAGGCGTACCGTCAACTCGTTTGCCTTTTACTTTCTTAGGTGCTAATGTTCCAACACCTAACGTTTCATGTACCCACATCAACACACTACGATCAGTCATCGTAATCTCCATAGATAAACGTAAACTATTAGAGTATCTGTATCCAGGTTTACCCTTGTGTTTCTTTTTCTTTTCAATGCCACGTCTTATATGTATGGACCCTTCTCCGTCAAACAGTCCTGCAATATAGGCTTTGTCAGTATCAGGTATCATTAGTGTATTGACATCCCTTCTCCCTCAAAGTCAGGAAAATCTTCATTTCCATAATCATATAGCTCTCCTTGAGATCCACAATCCCAGCATTGATGAACCATATCTTCTTTTTCATAAATGCATGCGACTTTTACATAGCCATTACCTCTACAGGTAGGACAAATGTAAACCTTCTTAACTTTTTTTGAATTTGCCATTTAATTTCTTCGCTTTCTCGTTTGCTATTGCTTCTATTGTTTTTGCTACTGATAATTTTGCATCGGGCAATATTATCTTTGATAACTTATCTAAAGTAGCGTATGTTTCTTTACTTAAAGAAACGTTTTTGTACTTAGTCATGTCTGTCATGTTTACTTCCTTTCATGTTAAAGTAGACTATATAGTGCATAATATAGGATTGTCAATGACAAAATTTATTTTATTTATGGTTTTGTGTTCCGGAATGGCACAAAATAAATGTAAAGTTATACCCACCAATGAAAAATTATTTAATGATTACCATAGCTGCATAGTTTATGGTTATAGTTATTCACACAGATTATTAACAGAATTTGATCCGGAATGGGTTAACAGTATGGAAGTTTATACTAAATTTTCGTGTAAGTCAGATAGGGTCATATAAAACCAGCTGCTTTCCGTCGACGTACTCACAGCCGGCCAAACTCCAGGTTGCTACCTTTCGGTCATCGCTAACGTACAGGGAAATGCCATTGGCAGATTTGGACGCCCTTGAGCTTTTAAATTTTATTGGCTTAACAAATAAACTGTTATAGCCACGACTTCTAATATAATCCAAGCTTCAATCATTTACAAATACATCCATAAAAATTTCCACTGCCATTATCCATGACATGCAAGTTTAAAGTATCAGCGTATCCACTTAGTTTTAGTCTTAGTATCTCACATATATCCATACAATCTACATCCCCTAATAAAGTTATATTTTCCATCATTTGTTTTGTTACAGGAACTAATTGATACAATCCATCATTTAGAATTATTAGTTCCATTACTTTTTATTTTGTCTAGTTGGTCTAATGTAATCATTATTTCTAGTCCCCCACTCAATTATATTTTTTATACCTGGTGCTTTTAAATCTATGTCTACACCAAAAGATCTCCAAGCTTTTTTCATAATGTTTAATTCAAGTAAAAGGTTAGACCATTGACCAGGATTGGTACCATCTACTTTTATTGTTATAGTTTTTTCTTTCATACCCTATATATAGGATAGTACAGGATGTTTGTCAACCCTGTCCTTTGTATCTTTTCTGTTTTTTCTGTCTTTTTTCTGACTTATTTAATGATTTTTTATGTTGACGTGGTCCACGTTTCTTGGGTTTATTTCGGGGTGTAAAGAACTTAAAACTTTGTTTAGCCATCTTTCCATTCTTTTACGAAAGGCGTAGCACCATCTGTTGGTGATGTCATGACAGGTAGATAAGTTATCTTACCATTAACATGTTGCTGTAGATCTGAACCGCAGTTCATACATCTAAATAATTCAGGGGTTAAACCAACTAACATAGTGAGTTCACTACATGTTGGACATTTACCATTAACTACTTCTGCTGATACTTTCATTATTGGCAACTTAAACACTCATCGCTGTCATTGTCAAGGTCTGCGAGTGCTTCTTCTTTACAGTCCTGGCTGCAAAACATATCTAATTCGTCTTTAGCTTCGAATTCTTTTTTACATTTAGTACATTTTTTCATTATTTACCTCTAACAGAATCGATGAAATTATAAACGCGACCGAATTGCTTGTCAATAGACATTAGGTCCGACTGGATCATAGTTACTATTAACTGAAGTTCTATGAGTGTGACCAATGTCCATGTAGCGAGACCCATTAGGATTGTACCCAACAATGCTATTAATGCTGTATTAGTTTTTCTACTCATTTGTAGGAACCGGTAGTTCATCTGTCAAGTATTTAGGTATTTTTAGCTTCTTTGTAGCGTCTTCCCCCATATAATCACCTGGATTTTTCTCCATATACTCTTTTTTTAAATTTTCCCAATGGTTTCCTTCATCTTTTTTATTAATAATTTCTTCATTAATTGATACTACACCCTTACATCTTAAGGCCAGTGATCTAAAGTTTTCATTATATAGATAGCTAGGATTAGCATTAACTTTATTACAATGTTTTAATAATTCTAATTGTTGTTTTAATATAAGATTTTCTGTTCTTATTCTATTTTGTGAGTCACAATTTTTTTTAGATAGACCTAAATTTTTTCTAAATGATAACCTTAGTTCGTGTCTATCATTATCATAATCACTAGTACTTGGAATACGATAATCATGTTCGGTTTCAACTTTAGTAATAGCTGCTTCCATGCTTCCGTAGACACATTGTCCTCCATCGTTTTGAAGATATTCGTTTTTAGGATAAGCAGGTTTTGCAAACAAAGTTAAGAGTGTAAACATTATAATTAATAGTGCAGTAAATCTGTAATCCATCCTGAGAGTCTCCATACATTACCTAATAATCATTTAATAAATCTCTAGCTACGTCTTTAATATCATAGCCTTGTTCCCGTACCGTATTAGCGAGCACATTGTAAAGGTTCTCTGCCATGGTCCAGGTAGCTTCTGCTGATGCAAGTCTAGTTTTTACATCTGCCATCTTTTCTTGTTCGTAAGCTAGATCTCTTCTAAGATCTTTTATCTCGACTTCTTGTATTTTTATGATTGCTAATTGATTAGCATTGATTGTGTCTGTTAAATTAACAATATACTTAACGCCCGTAAATGTTCCGAAAAGTACAGAAGCTATTACGGGCACTAATACAAAATTCTTTTTAAATAATTCTGCTATATTCATTACTTAACAATGTAAGCTATAACAAGAACAGCAACTACAAGACATTCGATCTTGTGGTATGACCAGTAATGCATAGCTTTACTTTTTAATTTATCAATCATTTTTTTTCTCCTCGATTTCATAGAAGAACTTGTCGGTATCTTCTGTCCGCCAGGCTCTACTATCTTCAACATTCCATTCAGAAGTTTGCACTTTCCAATCAGGAATATCATCTTTCACAGTGAAAGAAGGTAAGTCCCATATACATCTATTGTTAGGTTGTGCTGCAAAATTACCATCATCGAGGGCAATTATGTGTGCGCACTTATGTTCGTGCGGAATCTCTGAATGATCAGTGTCAAGTATATTACTATCTGGATGTGCAAAGTCAACGGTAAATAAATACTTACCTGGATGCCACTTCTTATCTTTACCAATATACTTTCCTGCTTGTCCGTCTAGTATATCCCAACGATGGACAGAAGGATAATAAGAAAAACTATTCCAGAGCTGTAGTTCATCAAGTCGTCTTGCGGGCACTCTGGATGGTTCAAATCCCTTTTGAATAAACGCGCTAATTGGTAAGCGATAAAATACTGCACCGTTTTCCATAATAGCATGAAATAATATAGCACGACCTGTAAGAGCGCTAAGACCAAACACAATGCAGTCTTCAACTTCTCCATGATGTTTTTTAAGATCATATAAATATTCTCTTTTTATTTGTGCATAAGTTGCTGGTATGTTTGCATTTAAGTAAGCCATTCATATTAAAAGAAGTCCTTGTCTTCCTCTTCCTCTCTGTTGTTTACAATATCACCCCAACATTCACCATCTTCAAAATCAACTTTGTTGGGTACCTTTAATGGAACAGCTTGTTCCATTATTTCTTTTATCTTATCAGCTTCTTCTTCATTTTCATATGATACATTTAACTCATCATGTAATTGAATCATTGGAGTAATACCAGCTTCTCTTAGATTTATCATAGATTGCTTAGTCATATCTGCCGCACTACCCTGAATTAATTTATTTAATGCTTTATATGTAAATGCTCTTTTAATGTTCCGTGATCCGTGTTCCATGCACGCATCATCAAATGTTTGTGGTTTGTGCATCCCGAACGATGCTGGTTCCCACATGTTAAATCTACATTTTCTACCTAGTATAGTTCTAATCCAACCTCTTTGTTGAGCACGGTCCATTGTGTGATGGATCAATTGTTTTACAAATGGTACTTTACTATGGTACGTTTCTAAAAGATCTTTGGCTACTTGCTCAGTTACACCTAGTTGTGCTTGTAGTTTAGCTTTACCCATACCATAAAACAAACCAAGATTAATTGTTTTAGCTTGTCCTCTATCTATGTCTGCTATTTCAGCTACCATACTATGAAAGTCTGCTGCTTTTTGAATATCTGAATCATATGGGTTTTCCCCTGCTTCATCATACTTATCTGCAATAGATTGAACCCCAGTGGTTCCTAGCGTTGCTAAAGCATAATGCACTACCAGCCTAGGCTCTTGCTGAGAATAGTCAAAACAACCCCATCTACGGCCTTCTTCAGGCATAAATATAGACCTAATACCCTTACCAATATTACTATAGTTAGGTAATTGTTGTAGGTTAGGATTTGAGTAAGATAACCTGCCGGTTATGGTTCCTCCAAAGTCTCCTTTTAACTGATGTATATCTGCATGTATTCTACCATTATAAACATAATTCTTAATAGACTCTAAGAAAGTATTCTTTAGTTTATCAAGTTCTCTTGCACTTGCGATAGCTCGAAGCACTGGATGTTTGTGATTCTTTAAATAGTTTTTTGTAAAAGAAGGTTTCTGTGTCTTCTCTGTTCTATCAAAGTCATCAATACCTAGTTTGTTACATACAAGTTCAATACTTTTTGCAGCCCAAACTTCAGGATACATACCTGTGTCGTCATGTATTCTTTTTATATATTTATCATAAGACAATTTTAATTGGTGATCTAGTTGATCAACCTGTGATTCACTAACCCTTACACCTTTTACTTTCATATCTAGTATACAAGGAAAAACTTTTTGTTCTAATTCAACAATCGATTGTAAGTCTTGATGTTCAATTTCTTTTTTAAGTTCTTGCCACAAAGCTAAAGTTACTTCTGCATCTCTTTCAGCATACTCACCTACATACATAGCAGGAAGTCTGTACATCTCTGCTTTAGGATCAACACCCCAATCTTTTGCTGCTTCTTGTAATGCAGATTCATTTTTACCCATACCTGTATAGTGTTGTGCTACAGAGTTTAAGTCATATCTAAATCTGTTTTCATTAACTAAAGAAGTCATAACCATTGTATCAACAACTGTTCCGTGAACCGTGAGCCCTAGTCTGTGAATCCAACACATATCATAGATAGCATTGTGAAATACTTTATCTGCTTTTGTTTTAAGTACATCTTGAAACCAACCAAGAACTTTTTTTCTTTCCATGTTGGGACCTGATTCATGTGCGATAGGATAATAGCCTGACCAATCTCTAACAGCTACTGCAATACCAACTACATCTCCTTGTCCTCTCATTGATGAAGAACCTTTTGTTTTTAAATCTGGGTCCTTAGTTTCTAAGTCGATAGCTATCTCATCATACTTAGATAAATCTGGAAAATCATCTGGTGGAAACCATTCTGTCTGTGCAGTGAATAAAGGTTTTTGTATCATTTTGTATCTTTCATCTTTTTAATTTCTAGATCACAATAGTGTTTGATCTTCTCAAGATCTTCTATCTTATTTTTATGTAAATATCTACAAACATATTTCACAACGTTTCCTTGAAAGAACGATAAATTATTCTTTGAAATAAATTCATAAGGTTGAATGTGGAAGTCTTTGTAGTGAGATCCTCCAATTTGTTTGTCTTGAGGAAAAGCTTCCTCTAACATATTTTTATCCGTCATATTTTTCTCCTAAGTAAGTTTGTAATAATGGAAAAGGATATTTGTTATATCCAGGTGGTTGAAATAAATATAATTCTTTTTTAGCTCTAGTAACACCTACATAACAAACCCTAATTTCCTCGTCTTCGTCTTGTTGATTTCCTTTATTATATGCATTTAAGGAATAACCCCATTCAACACATAAAACTACTTTGTCAGCTTCTCTTCCTTTTACCCCATGAATAGTTGATAATGTAATTTCAGTCGTTAAATTTTTATTTTTTTCCCAACAACCTTTTAGGTAATAGTTAAAGTCTTCTCTATCTCTAAATATAGCTTTAGGTTTTTTAGCTGATTGAATTCGTGTAGTATCAAAATAAAAAATTTCATGCCACATTTTTTCTAAAGAAGCATTGAGATAAAATTTGTTTTTTAATTCTTCATATGAAAACATCTTGTCTGCTTCATATAATTCTATTGGCGCTGTATCTTTTTTAGATAAAGCAGTTTTCTTTCTTTCAGAAATAAATTCTACATTCATTTGTTTAACCATTTTTATGTAACTTGTACCTTTAATTGGATGTCCTTCTTGTAGAGTATGCCAAAACTCTATGACTTCTTTACAACCGTCGGGAAAAGAACTTTTAAATTTACCCCTGTCATCCATGCTTTGTGATTTTTCTAGCCATATTAAATTATTTTCTTTTAAAAATTCAGCGTAAGGTCTAAGAAGAGCATTCGTTCTTGCACAAAGAATTATTTGAGAATCTTTATTTAAATGTTCTATTTCATCTAAACCATTTATATAGGAGATATGTCCTTCGTCTTTATTTTCTGGGTGTATTCTTTTATGACAAGTAAATTCATTACCTAATCTATTATTTATTTCATCCCTTATACCTATAGCAAAGTCATATATTTTTCCTGGAAGCCTATAAGATGTTTCTAAACGCGTAACATTTTCTTTTTTACAAGGCCATTTTTGAAATAAACGAACGTCTGATCCTTTCCACCCATATATAGCTTGATCATCATCACCAACTAAAAATAATTCTTCAGTTTTTTGTGCTATTTTAGATATGACCTGCCATTCTAATTTTGAAAGATCTTGTACTTCATCAACCAGCACTAATTTATAAGATGGAAATTCTACTGTGGGGTATAAAGCTTTTAATAACATATCATCAAAATCAATAACTCCTGTCTGACTTTTAAATTTTTTAAGGTTAGTATAAAAATAAGTTAATTGCGCTGTGTGTACATATTTAAATTTATCGTTTTCACTTTCTCTAAAGTAACTTATAATTTTATCTAAATCATCTTTGTATTTATGTCTTTTATCAAAACCTATTTTATGATGTGCTTTGTTTATTATGTCATAATAAATAGCTAATTTTTTATCTTCTTTTTCAGTCCATGCTGCAGGCACGTCATCATCCCTGTCGTATTTTTCATCATCCAACATAACCCAAGTGTCAGGATCAGAAGCCATTCTTTTTTTAAAATCTTTTTTTACACTGGAGTTCAAGATATCGTGTTTACCTATATGATCTAAACAAAATTTATGTATTGTTTTAATTGATTCAGCTTGCTTTTCTGTCAATAAACCTTTTTTAATAACCCTAGCTCGTAATTCCTCTGCTGTTGCTTTAGCAAAACCAATTAATAAAACTTGATCTAAGTTAACACCTCCTTTAATATAATCTGCTAGAATTTCTAATATCTTGGTTGTTTTACCACAACCTGGACCACCTAAAATTTTATATCTTCTCCTGTAAAATTTGTCTAACATTAAAACGGACTTTCTTTTTCTTGGTTAACATACTCTGGAACTTCTTGTTCTGTTGCAGGCTCATTGTCAAACTGTTCTTTATGTAAAACATATACCCATCGTTTAACACCTTCTTTAATGTGAAACTTATCTCTTGTAATACCAGGAATTTTTTTTAACATTTGGTGGGTAACGTCTGAAGTAATATTCCATTCATCAGCTTTTATATATTTAAAGAAGTCACCAAAAGTAAATTTAATAGAAGACTCATCTTCAAAAGGTCTACCTAATAATATTTTCTTTTTGTCTTTAGTCACTCTAGTATTAAAACAAAAACTTTCTAAACTTGTTTTTAATCTAAACGTTGGTAAACTTTCTTCTGGTGCATCTATCTCTGTAGCTTTTTCTTGAAGTGCTCGTAGTTGCATATCCCAATTTTTAATTTTAGGGGGTGTCTTACTTGTTTGTTCTGTTGCAGCTTCTCTTGCTAAATCTTGTTTAACTAATTCTTTTGATGATAGACCTACCTCTTCACCATTAAAACCTAGATACCAAATTTTAGGATTAGATGTTACGTAAGATAAAGGACCTAATACCAACTCACTGTTTAGTGAACCGCTTATACCAAACTTTCTTTTAATACATTCTTCTTTATTACAATAACTTTTTAACCAATCTTGGTCACATCTATATACATAATCTTTTTTCTCTCTAGATCCTATGACTCCACTTACTTCACTGAAACCCATACCTTTTCCTTTAGGTTCAAAAAATTGTTTGTTATATTCTAAAGTTTTATCTTTCCAATCTTCAGGGTATCTTTGTTTTACATACCTAGTCATATCTAATAAAACTTCGTTCCTTTGACTTTTAGGTACACCAAATTTTGCAAGTGCTTGCATACAAGGAGGACCATCCTGGAACCATTCTCCAGAGTCTCCTTCGTCTATGTTTGATTTTAATGTTTTGAGTTGTTTGGGAGTGACTGTATTTCTTTCATAGTGTTCAAAGAACTCTTCCAGGGTGGCCCCAGAGCCATCCTCCTTTATCATACACCTCACAGTATTTTTGTAGTTATGATATGGAAGATTGATCCAACTACCTGCTGAACCTTTTTCAAGGTTTAAATATTTTTGCACAGGAAATATTTTATCTGGTTTACAATCTCCAAATATATTTTTTATTGAATGTAATTTTTCTCTTAATAATAATGCAGGGACTTCTTCTGTTAAGAATATGTAAACGTGTATACCACCGCTTTTAGATTTAAATGGTATTACAGGTACATTCAAACTTTTTATTTTTTTATATAATTCTTTTACGTCAGGTTTATATTCATCTAAATCTATTGCACCCCAAGTACATTTACTGTCACTTGTAATAGGACAAAGACCTAAACTATCTGCTTCTATAATTTTTGTTTTTGTTTTAACACTAAACTTAATGCCTTCTAGATGTGCTTTCCACATTTCTTCTGTATGTGCATAAGAAGATGTAAATGAAGTACCAGATTTTTTACCGTTACCATTACTTTGATCAAGTACATGGTACCCAAATCTTTCTTCCAAACCTTTAAATATCTTTCTAAATTTTTCTACCATAATAAATATACAATTAATTTTCGCGGGCGTTCCCACTCTCGCTTCGACGCCCACTACCTAGGATTTGATTAGTAAGGAGAGTTAGTTTTCTCTTCTGTACCGTGTTTAGCTTGCACCTCACCTTTGCCAACTGATTCTGCAAATGACTTAGCCATATCGTATACAACTTTGTCTGTTACAGGACCAACTTTAGATACATCCCAACCAAACCATGTTCCTTTGTCATTAGACATCTGAACGGTAGATAGATTATAAATGTGGCTATAAGTAGGCGGTGTGAATAAACCGTTTTTACCTTGCATCTTGATACCCATCATCATTGAGTTCCATTTTCTACTAACTTTAAGTTGAGTAGATTTCATAGAAATCAAAGCTGTCTGTGGGTTATCTCCAAGAGTCAATACAAAATGACTAGCAGTGTTATCAAGATAATTACCATTTGGTAATCTGTCTTTGTAATCTTTACCTCTAGTCGTCTGACTTACAATATCACTATCTGCATCGTGAATTGCTACAGGTGCACCTGTACTGGTACCTCTGTCTTGCCATTCAATGTACTGTCTTTTGTAATGAGCCGGTACAACTTGTATAGTGTCATACAGTTCATTAGTTACAGTATTTATTATTTTGCCAGGTTCTGCACCCTCGACATATTTACCATCACGCTTGTTTACTTCTGGTGATAGTTGGCCCAAAATTTTTAAGAAAGGCAACGCAAGATCTTCTTGCGATATATTTTGAGCGCCTTGTGCTGCATCAGCTTCCATATCAAATGTTGCTAATGCACTATTCTTTTTTTCTGCTACTTGGTTCATGTTTATTTGTTCCTTTTTATAGTTGTTTTATTCTCTGAGAATACCCCAAAGATTTCCGTTGGCATTTCTTTACCTGCCTCAATACGCTCACGGACTAGCGCTTTCAGAGTCATGGGCTCAACCTTCATCTTTTGTGTTGGTTGAAACCCGTGACCCTTCGCAAGATCAGCATATTCTGCTGCCTTGTTATCCTCGTTACGACCAAATGATACCAAGATCTC